GAGTTATTTTTGCACCATTTAATTTTTTATCTAATAGTATAGTCCATATATCGGCTATACGTTGATGGTTCTTTTTAGCAGGTCCATACTCCTTGGCTCTTTGTCCATTGATTAGTTTCTCTGCTTCTTTTAAAAAAAATTCTCTATCTTTTGTCATATGTTAAACCTATGTAATGCTGTTGATTCGATTAAGTGCAATGTTTTTTTAGCACGAGTTGCTCCCACATAGAAAGTTCTAATCTCAGAATCTTGATCTAAGCTTTCTACACAAGCTTTGGTTGAATCGAGCAGTAGAGCTACATTATCAGCTTCTCCACCTTTTGCTTTATGAATTGTAGAAATCCGAATCCTCGGAGTCCCCGTCAGAATCCTCTCCCCCCTTCTTCTGACCGAAGTTATGTATGCCACTTCCTGGTCCGACACTTTCAAAACTTTTTGCCACGGAGTCTCGTGAGTAGCGTTCAAACTGCAACTCTCTATAATATCGTCTAGAGTATAAGTTTGTTCTGCATCTAAGTTGGATAAAATTTTTCTTCCTGGTCTTGTAATAATACTTGGATCTAAAAGCTTCGCAAAAGTTTGTAGTTCCGTTGTAGACAATCTTTGATTTTTGCATAGTTTAAGCCATACCTCTATTCCGTTTATAACATTTGGGGAAATAGACCAACCGGTGCCCTCTCTCCAATAGAGATACCCATCTTCTTTGAGACGATTACATACTTTATTTGTAATATAATTTGTTCTTGCAAGTATTAACCATTCGCCACTAGTTAGATCTACATCAAGTATATCTCGATGCCATGTTATGGTGCCATCTTTTTTAGCGGGTTGCCAACTTTTTGTTTGTCTGGTAGCTACTTTTTTTATTAAATCTTGTGAAAATTGATGAACGGCACTAGGCACACGAAACGATTGTGTTAAAAATAACTTATTTTCACAAGCATTTAAAAAGTTATGAACATTAACCCCCATCCAAGTATATATAGCTTGATCGTCATCTCCTGCATAGTAAACTTGTTTAGAATTAGGTACCAAAACTTCTTTTACCATCTTCCATTGCAGAGGTGCTAAATCTTGTGCTTCATCTATTATAAGTAAATCAAACTGAGGAGAGGTATCTTGTTCTATAAACTTATCGATCATATCTACAAAATCTAATTTATTCTTTGCTTCTTTAAAATCATTGTAAGCATTGTTTAAAACTTTTAGTTGTTGCCAATGTAAAGTGTGATCCCATGTATCATTAAACTGTTGCTCTAAAGATACTCCTCTAACACGAGCCATCTGTATGATTGACATATACTTGTCTCCTCCTGCTCCTATTTGAAACAGAGGCCCTTCTTCTAAATTCAATGTAGTATTACTTCTAAATTCAAGCCCGACTAATTTGCCAAGTTCATTATAATCAGAGCCTTTAAAAACTTTCTTAGTGTCTAAACCTAACCATGTAAAAGCTAATGAATGTAATGTTCTAAAGTAAAGCATTTGCTTAGTATCTAGACCTAGCTCAATCGCTGCTCGATCTCTAGCTTCAGTTGCTGCCTTACGACTAAAAGACATGAAAGCTATTTTAGTAGGATCCATTCCCTCTTGAATATTTTTCTTAATTATATCAATTAAGGTTGTTGTTTTGCCGGTTCCTGGAGGTCCAAAAATTACTGTTTCCATTAATTCCACCTTTCCCATTCGACAGATTCAGTTCTTGTATCTACATAATCTCTAACCATTTTTATATTTCTAACCATTTCTTGATAGTAAATTAGTTCCACTCTTTCTTTTTGAGTAAGAGATGCAGGTAGCTTTCTCATTGATCTTTCAACTGTTTTAAAAACATTTAAGTATTGATTTAACACTTCAATACAAATATCATGCTTTAGATCATTATCACTTTTCATCCATACAAAGTCCCGATGCCGTTATTCTTACTGCCTTTGGATGAATTCTCCATGCCTCTTCAATCAAATAGTCTTCAATCATTTTTTTATCTGCTTTACATTCTTGTTTAGTTTTAAATTCTACCTTTGGTGCCCACCAATTACATATTGATTTACCACCCTTGTGTCTTGGCTCTTCGACCAAAACAATGCAGAACGCAACTATCATTTCTATCAAAAGGGTGCCTCCCCTGATTCAATTTCTATATTACTTACTTCTATCTCCGATACAAATTCTGGAATCCACCAAACTCTAACTGATTTCCATTTACCACCCGAAGTTTTAAATCTTTTTATAATAGAGCTATCTCCACTATTTATTTCTTTAAGTCTCTCTTGCACTTGTGCTCTTGTATAGCTATCAAACTTTTTCTGTCTCATATACTCCATTAAAGAATCTAATCTGAAATAGGTTTTACTTTCTTCTATTTCGGTATACGGTTTCCCTAGCATGATCTCTTCAAATGTTTGTGCTTGCACTCTACCCGTACAATAAGATTCAAGTATAGATATAAATTGTCCTTTATATGTTAACTCTTCGGGGACTTGTATCTCGTTACATTTTTCCATGAGATCATTAACTGTTATTTCCCAATCAGAATCTTTTAGTTTCGGGGGCATAACTTTTAACTGTTCCATACATGCTCTTTGAAATAATCTAGGTGCTTGTAATTCTTCTGTTGTTATTTCTAATCGCTGACCTCCAATATCAACAAACCATAATCTTGGTTCAGATAAAATAACAGACAAACCACTAATAGTTGGCATTGATGTGGCACCAATACCTAACTTCATAGACCTACATACACTTTGATTACAATGAGATGCCATAGGTTCTTCTTTACAAAGATATTGATATTCTTTTTTCTCTAGTGTGTTTTGTATTGCCACAACTTCTGATGCAGATAAAGGTGGATTGAAGTCTCTTACGTTATGCTCTTCAAATCTAGTTTTCCAACTCCCTGGTTCGAGTCTTTGAAGAAACACACCTAGTTGAAAAGCCGTTCTGTTTCTCTCTCCCTCAAACACACCAATAGCTAGTTTTGTTCTAAGGCAAGGTATGTAATTAGGTAATAAGTCCACGGGTCCACCAATAGATAATGTTAAAAAATCTTTTGGTAGAACTTTTACTTTCTGTATCTCTTCAATGAATTCTTGTAGTGTTGCATCTTTATACGTTCCTTCTTCTTTAATGATTGCATAGCGTAAAGTTTGTTCTGCATCAAAATACGGAAGGTTAATAAAGTTACCCACATCGCCCCTCTCGACAAGAATTTGTTCTTGCTTCGGGAATATTTCGCACCGCCCATGTCCAAGTGCCGAAGAAATCTCTGCAGCTTTGTCCCTAAAATCTCCTGCATTCATCCACTCCTTAAAGAAAAAGAATATATGAGCACCACCAGATTTACTACGGCACACGATACATGGAACTTTGAGTTCCTCTAATTTATCTATCAATTTATTATGTTCTAATGGATACTCATCTATATCTAAAGCACCAAATTTACATTTGTTTTCTTCATTAATAGGTATAGCACCAACACCTTTTCTGCCATTAATGTGACCTTCTATTAATTCTAATGTAAGAGGGTTTCGTACTATAAATGATTTTGCTTTTTGTTTTCCTGCTGTACGTTCTTGGGACACTTCGGTCTGACCATGAGCCGTACTGAAACCAATAAAGGCTTGTAATAATTCTTCTGCTAAATTCACTCTTCACTCCATAAAAAAAGAACCGTGACTTGGAGGACTAGCCACGGTTCTGATTAATTAAAACGGTATTTCATCATCCTTTTGTGCACTTTGCATTTCTTCAGCAGGTGCGGATGCCGTTTTAATTTCTCCTTTTCTAAAACTTTGGTACATAGTTCTAGCTTCTAACATCATAGCCTCTAGTTCTTTTGTAACCTCAGTCATTCTTTCAATCTTGTAGTTATACCAACTACCTTGATCATTACTTTCTGCGATGGTTTTAACACTCCACGCAGTACCATATAATGGCATAGGTTTACCCGAAGGTAATCTTATGCCGTTCTTTAAAGTATTCCATCTACGAGACACTTTTAACTGTGTTTTTTTCATGTCAAGAATAGCAGGGGCACCTAAACTAGTATCAGGATCCATAGCCATTACAACATGTTGATGGGTTCTTACTAACTCATTACCAGATGGCAGAATTTCTGCTGCACCTTCACGAGTTGTAATGCTGATGTCTTTATCATCAGGAGATAACTCTCTGATGAATCCACCACCACTTGACCTTAGTGCAAACTCCAAGAACTTTTTCTCAAAGAAACACGGCACAACAATAACACCTTGCTCTGCCTTGTATACTTGTTGAGAAACAGTATTGAAGACATCCCCTTGCTCGGCTCCTTTTATATATAAAGAGTCTTGCTTATTTAATTGAGGGGACAACGCTTGCAATATCCTTATAAAAGGGATTTGCATGTCTTCCGTACTAAAGTTCTCTAGTCCTGCTCCTGCCTCTTCCTCTAATAAAGATGAAAGATTAGGGATTGCTACTTCTGTAGTCTTTTTCTCTGCGAGTGCACTGCTCATTATTTAGCTCCTTTTATTTTTGCACGATTACCAACATAAATTCCGAACACATCAAAATCAATTTCTTGATTCTTCTCTATTCGGTTCTTCGCCCAAGTCCTTAACGTCATTGGATGAATATGAGTCTTTTGAGAAGGTTCTAAACCTTGATTGCGTAAATCATCAACCACGGCTCCCGCTACATTATCCTGACCCATACCAAAGCCGACAACAACTTCGTTCTTAATTATATCGCCTTCGCCAATAGAACGAATGAAACTAAATGCTTCACTCTTCCTATCTTCAGGAATACGAGCCGATACAAATTTTTCTATAGAAACTTTGTTGCCATCAACAGTAAGACTTTCAACACCAATTTCCTCCATTAATGATGGAATGTCTTCCTCATCAATAGTTCTTTTTTTGTATTGTAAGTCTTTGAGATATTGTTCGGCATCTTTGACTTGCTTATTAAGATCAACAGATTGCCGAATCAAGTTTGAAAGCTTAGAAGAACCTTCCTCGCTAACCTTATTAAATGCATCCGGATTGGCTACATCTTCTTCAAACAGTGAAAATACATCACTCATCGTTCTCTCCTTCTTCGTTAAAGTTTATACCCTTCGGTATCGGTTATAGGGTTTTATCCCCTTGCTTCTTCTTTGTCAATAGAATTTGTTTGACTCTTTTTCCACAAATATTCTTGTTTTGTGAGAAAAGAAATCTGACCACCTATTGATCTTTCATTGTCTTCCGACAATTCTTTTAGCATGTCCCATGTCTTAATCGGAACGGCTACTGATTTCCATCTATCTGGATCCATGTTAGTCTCCTCCATTTCTAAGTTCGGCTGATATAGTTGATTCAGTTAAATCAGACTCCATTAAAATTGTTCTATGAAGTGTGAGATCATTTTTTGCTTCATATTGGTTTTCTGCATAAACACAATACTCTTGAAGAGTTGTTTTAACTACATAAACTCTATAGTCTTTTTTCATTGTATACTCCCTTTTCTTAGTTATGCCTAGTATTTTCTATATTGTCAAATAATTTCTCATCTTTTTTAATAAATTTTTCTGTTAAAAGATGTATTGATTTAAAACTTTTATCCAAAGCTTCAGACCAGGTCTTGTTTGTTATACCATCAGTTTGAAAATCTCTTCGATGTATCTTCTTAGTTACCATAGGTATGTCTTCTACTGCTTTAAATATAATTGATTCATCCAAAAGTGATACAAAAGCAATCATGTCGCAGTCTTCTTTTTTGTACCATCTCTTCGGATATTTGCCCCTCGCACAACTAAAACTAAATAAATTTTTCTTAGGTTCAGCCATATCTCCAGAAGATTTTACTTCTATCCTTTGAGAAAGAGGTAATCCAATACCTCCAATTGCTACAACATCTGTACCATCGTGTTTAATACAGTATGCGTATATTCCCATTTTTGCTAAAACATGTACAGTAAAAGACTCTCCTGTGTGTCCTATCATTTTCATTCCGTCTGCCATTAGTCTCCCCTTTAGTAAAGTTAAATTTTTAACCACTCGGCTACTTCTTCTCCTAATGTTTTTGTGGCTAATTTATCCTTCTGTAGTAATGTTTTTACAATGTGAACATCAACTGTTTTTGGTGCTATTAAGTCAACATATAAAACAGATTTATGTTGACCCATCCTATGAGCTCTATCTTCGGATTGTATTCTAGTTTCTAGATTAAAGTCATTCGCATAGTAAATCATGTTTGTGGCAGCATGTAATGTTATTCCCATTCCGCCAACTTGTGGATTGCCTACAAAGAATCTAGTTGTCGTATCGTTTTGAAATCTAAAGATCGCATCCTCTCTATCTTTTTGTGAGGTGTCTCCATAATAAGTGACTGTGCTACCCGAACCATAGATTTTAATTAGTTCTTTTTTTATTTTCTTTATGTCGTGTCTAAACCTAGACCATATAATAATCTTACCTTCCATTTCTTCTATGACTTCCATCATAATATTGATTCTATTGTTTGCTATTTCTACTGTTTCTCCATCATCAGTAACTAAATAGCCACATAATAATTGTTGTAACCTAAGTAAACGAGTCATTACTTCAGGAGCACTAACTAAGTCACCATTTTCTAAAAAAGCGACTGCACTATTCTTCATAGTTTCATAATGTTGTTGCTGCGTAGATGTAAGTTCAACATCTCTGGTCGTGTAAATCTTGGGTGGTAAATCTAAAGCTTCCTTTTTTGTAACTCTATAAGAAAAATTTTGTAACTTCTCTGTTAATTCTTCTAAATTTTTAAATCCAACCACTTGTTGAAAAGTGTGAGCACCCATTCTTTGTTGTTTAATAATTGCATATCTTCCTTGGAAAGCCCAAAAATTATCAAAGCCTAATAAAGAATGACTTAAAAAAGAACATTGAGAATACAAGTCTAAAGGAGACTTTGTTACTGGAGAGCCCGTCAATATTCTTTTATATGAAGCTTCTTGACCAAACTTCATTATGGCTTTGGTTCTTTTCGCTTTGGGATTTTTGATAGTAGTCGATTCATCTATGGCTAATAGAAAGTTACTTCGATGTACAAAAGCTTCCAAATATTTTATGGCTTTGGTTGTCGCAAATGATTCTATGTTTACTAATAAAATTCTAAACTTATCTCTTTTCTGTACACCTTCTACTAATTCAGTCTTTTGTTTTTTATTAGCCATAGCCCTCCATATATACATGGAGTAATCTACGTCTTCGTGTAAGTGTGCCGGTATTTCTGAATTTTTCCAATTCATGTACACACCTTTCGGTGCAACTATTATAGCCGTATCTATTTTTCTATTTTCTGTTAACCAGGTGATGTTGTCTAATAAGACTTTTGATTTACCACAACCCATTTCCATGAAATAAGCATAGTTTCTTTTATCATAACTTTTTTCCAAAGCCTTTTGTTGATGTTCATAGGGCTTGGTTTTGTACTTAAAGTTCATTTGTTCCCCTTTACTTATATATATCCTCTATCCATGCTAGAGTTGATGATGCCGAAGAACTTTCCATATATTTTTTTTTATACTTAGGTTCTGGTTTAATAGCTTCGGGGTGGTCTGTGCCAGAAAAGTCCGTTTCAGGTAACTCACTTTCTTCTTCTGTGGTTAAAAAAGACCCCCAATAGCCATTACATCCCTCAAGAGAATTTCGTTTTACTCTTTTCCACTCCTCAAGCCGAGCTATCTGGAGTATTGTCTTCATCGGTGTCCCAATCTGGTTCGAAATGGATTGTGTATCGTGCCCTAGACTCCACATCTTTTTTGCTACTGCTACTGCTAGATGTGGATGATTTGGGAAAGTGGATGATGTTATCTCTACCGACAGAGTGTATTTTTTCTTTTCCATTTTTAGTGCTCTTCATATTCTTCCTCCTCTTCTAAGCCCTGCATGATAGCAAATCTTGCATTTTCTAAATTCCACAAGACATCTGCACTATCTTCCATAGTTGTTACCATTTGAATTTGCCCATCTTTTGTTTTGCCAATCACAACAATCTCTTCAAAAGTTAGTGCTGCAAGTTCGCAAACTGATTCAACGGGCTTTTTCGTCTTCCTTATCTTATAAGGAAAATTAATTACATTGTCACTCATTTTAATTGTGCTCCTTGGCAACAATCATCTACAATACTGTGGCACAAGACACATTGTTCATGCCCGTGTATATTCATTGTCTGTAATGTTCCCTGGCATCGGGGACATCGGGGGGCACAATGTGATGTAGCTTCGGGGTTTGTTTCGGGGCTTACTTCGGGGCTCCATTCGTAATTTACTTCTTTTTCCATTTTTCATTTATCTCCAATCTTAGTGAATGTGTGTGACCATTGTATTTCATTTCGGTATATTTGGAAGCCAATTTGCGAGAATCTTTAGCTTCTTCCTCCATACCTAATGACGCAAATTCAATAGCCTCCTCCTCAAACCTTTGGATTAATCTGTCTATAAGCCTCATAATCTTTCTCCTCAACCATATTGTAATCGCAATCAACAAATATGTAACA